CTTATTATCTATTCCAGAGTTAGTACTTACGAATACTTTACAGTATCTTACATTATCGAAGTAGTCAGTATCTATAGGTAGATTTATATTTAGTACTAGCTCTCCTTGTCCTCAGTTTATATTTTCAGAGAATTTTATATTATTTGTAATTAGGTTAGAAGATAGTACTTTCTTAAAAGCCATAGATCAGTCGTAGAGCTTTATTATATACTCTTTCTCTATAGGCTTTACTTCTAGGCTATAGTAGTCTATAGTTATAGCTTCGCTATATACTACTTCTCCTACGTTACCTTGATCGTCTATAGGACATACAGCACAGATTAGCTCGTAGCTTTGATCTGTTAGTAGTAGAGTATAAGTACTACTAGTCTCTCAGATTATAGCTTCTCCGTTCCTATACCATTGATACTCGGTAGCTCCCTCTGGGTTGTCTCCCGTATAATCGTAAGAGACCGTAAGAGTCCCTCCTACTTCTATATCTCCAAATATTATTAGATTTTCGATCTCTGGCATTATAGATAATTTTTAGAGAATAAAATAGCTACGTCGAAATTATAAGTACCATTACTCTTTACAGTTAGCATATTAAGTCAAGCTTCCAAGTATGGAAATTTTCAGCTAAAATCTACAGAGTTACCGTTTATAGTTACGATCTTACTAGCTGTATTTACTTCTACTACGTCTCCAGTCGTTATAGTATTATTTATTATTATCTCATTGTCTCAGATCTTTACTTTTATCTCGTTAGTACTGCTAGCAGAATTTACTAGGATATTTATTATAGGGTTAGAGTATTCCGATCCCTCGTTATTTATATCTTCGTTAATTTCAGCATTTACGCTCGTAAAAGTCTTACTATCCCAAGTCTTCTCGCTCCAAAATGGATCTTGAGCTATGAAAGTTAGACTAAATTTTCAGTGGTCTACGTCGTAAGATTCTCTATTTATTATGTCACTATTTGAGAGACTACATAGTATACGACGATATTTACCTTTTACCTTAAAGTCTAGGTATCCAGTCTTTACGCTTAGAGCCTTTTTCAGATTATCTATTTTAGTCTCTATATCGTTAGAGTCTGTACCTATTATAGATCCAGAGAGACTTATAGTCCTTTGTTTATAAAATCTATCTAAAAGTCCTCCTCAGTCGTTCTTAGGGTTTTCGTAAGATAGTAGATTTATTTTAGGCATATTTCGGAAGTTTATCTTACTAGTCACAAAATTAGCGTTTTGTAGTCCGAATCAGTTAAAGACTATATCGTCTATCCCAGCTCAGCTAGTACCTCTAGCTCCTCAGTTAAGTAGTATACTATTAAAATGTCATAGATCTGGCATAGTTTATTATATTATTATTATAAAATACCTCTCTTATATAGTTGGAGTTGTCTAGTAATAGTCTCTGAGATCTTGTTAGCGAGTTCTTGCTCGTCTGAGTCGTTATTTATTACGACTCCTCCCATATTTAGATTTACTACTATTTCTTCTCCTCACATTTTCTCATTAGGTACGATCTTACCATTTTGGCTTGGTACGAAAAGCTCTGGACCGTTTTCTCCTACTAGGTAGCTCTGTCCTCAGTATACTGGACCTCCAGTAGCTCTAGTACCACTTGGACCTCCAGTATCTGCTCTTACTTGTGCTAGTTCTTTAGCTTTTCTTATTAGTTGGTTATACATTTCTAGCTGTTTGCTAGTATCTATTTCGAGCTGTTCCATATATTGCTTCTCGTAGTCCATTTTCTCCTTATACATTTGTCCCCGTTTTTTTCTCTCTTCGTCTATAGCAGCTAGTCGCTCTTTCTGGTATTGCTTCATTTGCTTATCGATCTCAGCTCTCTTTATCTCTTCACTACGTAAAGCCGACATTTTTTCGTTAAGCTCTCCTTGGATCTCTTCTCTTCTTACTCTATAGTCTTCTCTTATTTTCTCTACTCAGTTTAGGCTTTGGTATCGCTCTTGGTAGGCTATTTGCTCGTCCATAGCTTTACGCTCTTGGTCGTTTAGTCCCTCGTAAGTAGAGGTCATTTCGTCTTGATATTTCTTATATTGGATCAAGGCGTCTATATCATATTTACCGATACCTCAGTATTGATAATTTTCTAATTCACTTAGACTATATTTACTAGCTACTTCTCAGATACCTTTATAGTCTCTCTCCATTTTTTGGAGTTCTTTTCTAGCGTTTACAAATTCAGAGGCTATGTCGCTAGTCTCTTCCTTTCATAGTTGGGCTAGTTCTTTTCTTAAGTCGCTTATATCGTCTTTTAGATTTTTTATATTTTTATCTACGTCGTCTAGATTATCTTCTATCTCCTTAAAGCCTTTTTCTCGTTCTTTATTTACTTTTAAGATATTATCGTATTGATCGTCTACGCTATCAGTAATATCTTTATAAGTATCCTTAATTTTCTTTAGAGCTTCTGTACTTTCTTTAGTTGCTTTAGAGGCACTATCTCAAGCGTTACTTATAGATCCTCCTAGGTTTTTTACTGTACTATTAAGCTCTCAAGTAGCTTTATTAGATCAGTAAGTCCCCTTAATTATTCAGTCATAAGCATTAGCTGTCTGACTTGCGAAATTTTTTCGCATATCTGAGGTAGTTTTTCAGTACTCTTGTCGACTCTGCTTAAAAGCGTCTACGTCAGCTCCAGAAAATAGCTCGAATTGTTTACCCTCTCAGATTCAGACTTTAGCTGCTTTCTCGCTTAGCCGATTTATTGCTTTTATAGCATAATTTGCTAGGCTCTTTATAGTACCAGAAAAATTACCGAAGATATTAGTAAAAAAGGTAGTTATAGCTCCAGTTACAGTCTGTATAGCGTTAGATACTCCTCCTACTACTGTAGAGACTGTCTCTAGTAATAAAGCTAGAGCAGTAGAGAAGACTTTTACCGAAGATACCCCGTCTCTAGTACTATCGTCGAATATCTTAAAGAAGCTAGTAACTAGATCTTGTACAGATTCTATTACGTCGAATATAGCTCCGAATAGATCAGAAAAAACTTGTCAAAACATAGCTCCGTATTGGTCTACGAATCAAGCTATAGCTTCTAGGACAGGTTTTAGCTTCTCTATTAGGTTAGTACCTATTTGCTCTCAGATCTGAGATAATCAGTCCTTTATATTAGATATTATTCCGTTAAAAGATTTACTCTGGGCGTCCATAAGGTTAGCAAATTTACCTCCCTCGCTAGTCATAGTTTGGAAAGCTTTTTCTACGTCTGAGAATCAGATCTTACCCTTACTTACCATATCTTGGATCTCTCCCTCTGCTACGTTAAGATTTTTAGCTAGTTCGGATATTAGAGGTATTCCCATACGAGTAAAGTCCCTTAATTCCATACCCGTAAGCTTCCCTTGAGTAGCTATCTGTCAGTAATTAAGAGCGACTCTATCTAGATCTAGGCTTAGTCAAGCTGAGACGTCTCCTAGAGCTTTTAGAGTAGGTATAATATCTTGGGCGTTAATTCACATACCTAGAAGCTGAGTAGCACTTTCTCTTACTCCTTGTAATTCGAAAGGAGTAGACTTAGCGAAGTCTGAGAGTTGCTGTAGCATTATTTGGGCTTGTTCTCAGCTTCCTAGCATAGTAGAGAAAGATATAGTAGCTTGCTCGTAAGCTCCTCCTAGATCTATACAAGCTTTACCTAGCTCTACTACTTTTTTAGTAATAGCTGTTACTCCTACTGCTATACCTGCTGTCTTTAGTATATTTCAAAATTTAGAAAATCAGCTCGAGGCGTTGCTTATTCCTTTTTGCATATCCTCAAGCTGTTTTTGTACGTCGGCTAAACTTGCTCCCATATTATTTTGGGCGTCTAGTATTAGTTTTATTCTATAATCTGTACTATCCATTTATTTTATTTTTGGGAGATAAATTTTTCGCTCTTTGTTTTGCTCTTTCGTTCTCTATATGTTCTCGCTTCCTTTCTTCCATTATCATATCATAATGGAGAGCGAGTAAGTGTTCGTCCTGTTTATCCAATTCGCTAGGCGTACAGTGGTATAACTCTTTTATGAGGATAAAGTCTCTATGTTCTTTAGTGACATTAGATCCCGTCCTTAGAGTTTTTGCGAATTGCTCTAATATTTTCTGGCTATTTACTCCCAGTCTTAAGCTCGTTTACTTTCTTTAGTATTGCGTTATAATCTTTTATATCCAAGTTATCTACTTCGTCAGATTCAAGGTTAGTCATAGCCTTAATTAAGTAGTCATTAGATCTCTGGATATTCATAGGATCAATATTAAATACTCAGTCTTTACTAGTATTAGAGAAATTTACTCCCTCAAATAAGATAGTATTAAATTCTCTATCGATCTTTCTAGTGTAAACTTCAGAGAAGATTACTTCTTTTTCTGTTCCGTTAATTGTAATTTTCATTTTTGCTCTTATTATTAAATTAAATAGGCTCTCGTTTTGATTTTTAGGGAGTCTCTAGGAAACAAGAGCAAAACCTACAGACTCCCGTATTATTAGTCTCCCTCACTTACGAAAGCTAAAGCCTTTCGGTCTGTACTTGCTGTAGTTCAAGTAGCTAGATACAAGGCTTTATTAGTCTTATCGTAGTAGAATAAGTCTCAAGTAGCTGGAGCTGTACTAGGTGCTCCCTCTCCTTGTTTTACTAGCATATTAGGAGCTAATTTAGTAACTTTAGCGAAGCTATTAGGGTAGTTATTTAGTAATTCTTCTCCCTTATCTTCAGTTACTAAGAATTGATCTCCACTAGCTATAGTAGTCTCGACATTATCGATCCTTACTACTATACTAGACTCTGTAGTATTTTTAAGTAACATTTTAGATCTATTAGATAGTAAATATATAAGGAGACCTCTCTTTTAGCTTCTATGAGAGGCTCGAGGTCTCACTGGTACTAGTATCCTGTACTATTACTATTTAGGAGTAATACTTCTATACTTGCGCTTGTAGCGTTGTCGTATTGAGCTGTATATCCCATAGTCTGCTTTACGATTCAGTTATTATCGTCGCTCTTAGTCCACTCGTTTAGTCCTACTTTCATAAGATCTATATAGATAGCTGGATATACTCAAGTAGCTAAAGCTGCAGCGTTTACATTTTCAGCGAAGAATCTTAGAGCTTTTTTCTCAGAGTTAATTACATAATCTCTAAGAGTTGTACTAGTATACAAAGCTTCAAAATCTCCCTCTACTGTAAATTGTTGATTATGTAAGCTATCTACGTCAGTAGATCCGAAGCATTGAATATCTGTAAGATTCTTATTTATAGTAAGCCTAAAATTCTGCATACATACGGTAGTAGCTGTATTTAGTCAGCTCTCATTAGCAGCAAAACTTACTCAAGCCATACTAGCAAGGAAAGGAGCTTCGTCGCTATAAGCTGGGTTATTACCCGTAGCCGTTTGCATTTGTTTACCCATAAACTCAGCAGAGAATTTTACATAATCTGCTACTTCACAAGTAAGCTCGAAGCTATTTATCATAGAGTAAGGAGCTTTAGCTCAAGCTACTGGATCGTCGTCGTAGAGAGTAAAAGTAGGGTGGTTATTACTATTTAGTCTCTCGAAGAAGTGAGCATTTACTCCAGTTACTTTAGTAGCAGACAAAGTCCAAGTACCATTTGTAATAGATCAAGAGACGTCGTCGTCAAAGAAGTAATAAGTAACTGAGTCGATCTCTATAATTTTCTTAAGAGTTGCGCTTCAAGTAGTAACGTCTCCTCTTTTTGGAGTACCTCCAGAGACTGTACCTTTTACGCAGTAGAGCTTAGTATATTTACCTAAAGCTCCAAGTAATAAGTATCCGATAAAATCGTCTCTTACGATTCCTCATAGAGTAATATTAGAGAAGTTTTTAGTAGTATAGCTCTCGTATCTTTCGTCGATTACTCAGTATCCAGAGTCGTCTACGGCTTCCTCAAAGCTAGGGTTTAATACTCAGCTCGTCTTAGGTATCCATACTTGAGCCGATACAGCAGTACCAGGAGTACTTTCTTTTCAGAGTCCTATTGCGGATCTTCTTCCGATATAAGCGTCAGACATTTTTAATAATTGGTTATAAATTAAATAGATTTATTCTCGTAGTCAGATTCAGTCATAGCCTTAATTTTTTTCTCGGCTTCTTCCAAGCTTTTAGCCATTACGCTAAGTCATAGCCTAGGAAAATTGAATCTCTTTTCTCCCTCCTTTACTTCTTCTACTATAGAAGTATCGGGAGTCATTTCGCATTGTCAGTCTTTACATTTATTCCTCATTTTAGTATATATTAGTAGATAAAGTTATTTACTTATAGCAGTAAAGGAGCAGGTTACCTCGAATACTCTCATAGGCTCTTGAGTATCTGTAAAGCCTCGCTCGTAGCTATATTCACAATTTACCGTGTATCCATTGTTATTAGTTCGAGTAATTGTAGCTATATCTTTTAGCCTAGACATTACTAAGTCAGCTACTACCCTTAGATTATCTTCTACGTCGGCTATTCCGTCTTGGATCCTATCAATTAGTCTTACTGTATAATTGATCTGGTCTGTATAATTACAGCTATCTAGTATCCCAGACGTCCCATTACTCGGAGTAATAATAATAGCTGGTAGACTTATTCCTCCCTCTATCTTTATTTCGTGGTTATATACTTCTCATACTCTAGAGTCTGTATTTTTGATTTTGAGCATTTCGGTATATATTTTATCTCCTATTTCCTTAAAGCTGTAAGTCATATTATTTTAGTTTGTCTTGTAAAGATTTTATAATAATAGCTTTTATTTTAGATCTATTTGTAGTATATCCTCTCAGTAAATAATACTTAGTATGTGGGTTTTTCTTATTCTCGTATTCTCTCTTACGAGCATAAGCTACGGGACTTCCTACTACTACTTTTCACTTCTTAATATTGTTAAAGTCCGT